ATTAAATAGTTTAATGATAGAGGAAAGTCATCACTATCCTTAATATCTAAGCTGCCCTTAACACCGCCACCACTTGTTAAGTCCCTAAGTTCTATTTCTATTTTAGACATTTATTACGTTTTCAAATGAGTAAGCATAATTAACTTTTACTTGGAATAGATTAGCATTATCATCAATGGTCTTTACTTGTGAGTCTGTGATTTGTATAGGCACATGGCTAGTGCCATCAACTAAATACACCTCAGGACTCGTATAAAGCTCCTCTAAGGCTTTTCTCACATACTCTTGTATGATACCACTCCAAGCACTAAAGACGTTTGTAGAACGCACACTTAATACTGAGCTTTCTCTATCTGTTGAGCTAAAGCCAAAGTCTAGGTTTTTATCATATAGCTCCTTGCTTTGGTTTTGCCCTCTGCTACTTGCTCCGTCAAAAGTCCACGAATCAAATCCTCCTAGTCTGTTCTTCCATGTTAAGCGTGTGCTATATTCGTGAGTCTTTCTATCTATTTTAAATCTATATCTTCCTGATATTAATGTAGTATCATCATATATAGCCAAATCATAAGAATCAACACTAGAACTTATAATTGGTAAAGTACCACTATTACTAGAGTGCATATCTCCACCGACAAGATTAGCAAAGTTTGAGCAGCCTACACCAACATCAAATCGAGTGCCGACACTGCCTACATTAATATAATAAGTGTCTAATGTTGTGCCGCTAGAATTTTTAGTATTTACCCATATTTTGTAGTCAGGAGTAGAGCCAGTATATATGCCACTAAGCTGATAGCTTTCACTAGTTTTAATCTTTATCTTTTCATCAGCAAGGAAAGGAGTGAGCAGCCTCTTAGTGTCTGAGCCTAGCGTATATGCTGCCATAGTCTGAGCTTCTAAGTGTTGCAATGCTGAATTAACGCAATAGAAAGTATCACTAGAAGATATTTTTGATAGCGTAGAGGATTCAGTTAGTACGTTTGTAGATGTGTTCTTATATATTGCACCATAAAACAAGCCTATTGTTTTCATGCTATTGGTAGCAGAAGCACCAGCCTCAAAGCCTTGAGCTTGTAGGTCATGAGTAAAGTAGTTTCTTAGTATTTCTGATATGTCAAAAGTGAACTTAGTATGTGAGCCAGTAGCACCAGTTTGGTCTAAGTCAGGGTCTTGAATTATTGGATTGTTGTTGTTTATATAGCTGCCACCTACGTGAAGCCTTAAAGACATTCTTACCAATGTTAAAGAGCCACTAGTGTCATCTACTTCAGCCTCAATCTTAATAGGACTATAAATTGAATTTACGCTATTGTTTGCTGGTGTTGTTAATACTGAAAATGCCATTATGTTCTTAGTTTGTTATTTGTTTCTTTAATTATATTCCTCATGTTTACCTCTATATCTTCCTTAAAGCTGCTTCTTATAGCGTTAGCAATTCTTGCCCTATTATTGCGAATCGTTGCCGTTATCCATAGCGTTCTTCTTCCATTCTTGCTAAACTTATGTGAGCCTCTTGTTGGTATGCCCTCCTTTGCTATGGTCTTACTGATAGCATAAGCAATACTTCTAACTTCTTTATTGGTAGATGCTAAACCCTTAGTCGCCACCCACCTCATTAATGGTGCGATAGGTACGTGTTTACCAGCACGTCTGCCAGTTTCTAAATACATACCATAATCGTTGGCATAAAAAACCAACCTATAAGATGATGGTGCAAATAGTATATCTTTACGTAGTGATGAGATTAGTGAGCCAGTAGCTTTATGCCCTTGATTGATAAGCTCATTAGCGAACTCTTTTAAAAGCTCTGAGCCTAATTTGTCTAAACCTACTTTAAATACACTCATTTTCTAATAGCTAAATGTTCCCTCATCACAATCACTAAAAACTCTGATGGTAATAGTTGCCTCAATGCCTGAGAGCTTGTCAGCACCGACAACTTCAATTAATTCCATTCTTACTGGCTCGTCCATTATCCAACTCTGTACGTTTGTAACTTGTGTTGTGCTTCCTAAACTACGCTTCCTAAACTCTCTAAGAAACTGCTCCATAAGATTCTCTAAGTCTTTTTGCTTGTCGGCATAAGTTTTAGAGCTTTTCTGTGCTTCCTTATAAGTGTCATAAATACCAACAACAACCTCATAGGTCTTGAGCTTTTTCTCAAAGGCTGCATATTGTAAAGACCTTTGTTTTTGTAATAGTAATAAGGGTTTGCTTAATGTCCTTGATTCATTTAATTCAAATACATTTCCATACTTGAAAGAGTTGATGCCACTCTGTGCCGTTGCTATTGTGTTGAACTCTGTAACAATATCTGTAAAGTCTGCCATACTTTTCTATACGTTATTATTTTTAAAATGTTCCTTTTGGTAGTCTATTTTATAATTTATAAATGTAAAGACCTCATATACTTTCTTATTCTCTAAACCCATCATAGTGTCTAAGTTGCCCTCAGAAGCCATATATAAAGCATTGTACCACCCATATTTAGTAAGTCTATTTAAGTTGCTTCTACCCTCTCCCTCTGCTTCTCTAAAAATTGAAGGGTAGCTTTCAAAGATTTGAGCTTTCGCCTCATTAAAAAAAAAGCTATCTTCCAGACTATCTCCATGTTTAAATCTTGAAATAACTTGGCTCTAGCTGCCACCTTTTGGTCATCATAAGCCTCGCCTTTAGGTCTGCATAGTATAGCTATTTGATAAGGGAGAGCTTTATAGTTGTTGTCTGTGAAAGATTTGTCTAGCTCTTGCACTTGCATAGCCTCTAACACCTCGCCAAATGTAGCCTCTGCCATCTTTATCTCATTGCCGAAATAGTCCACCTTAGAGCTTGGCAGATAGTAGGTCTTATTCTTAAATCTAAAAGACTTAATATCTTTTTTCTCAGGCTCATTAAGAAAGTCCATCATGTAATTATAAATAGTGAACATATCTTCTGCTTTGATATGCTCTATAATTTTACTATCTACCTTTGTGAACGCTTCAAATATCTCATTAAAATACTCCCTATACGACAATATAAGCTCATATAAGCCACAATTCTCTTTATCGTCTTGCTTGAGTTTATCTTGCAGCTTATTAATGCCATCAATAAAAAGAGCATAGTCTTTTAGCTTTATCTCTGACCACTTTTCAGGTATCTTAAAGGTCTTATCTTGACCTACGACATTAAATACATACATATTACTTCTCCAGTTCCTCTATGACGAATCTGATAGCTCTGATTGCATTTCTCAAGTGCTTTGCTGCTGATACTTTAGAAGCTCTTTGGAACTCTGTTGATTTCTTGCCTAGCTCTTCACATATAGCCTTGTAGTCTGCTGCTGCATCTTTTGCTACTTCTTCTACAACTTCTTTTACTGCTTTTGTTGCTTTCTCTGTTTTAGTCTTTGCCATTATTCTTGTGTTTTGTTTTACGATTGTATTTCTTTTTGTTTTTAAATATAGCTTTCTTAATCCATAGTTTCCTAAATGCTGCCCTCATTTCTTGCTTGATATTCATAGTAATCTTACTTCTCCTATGTTTGTTTCTATTGTAACTAGCACCATATCCTGAGATATATTATCTCCCCCTTGTTGTTCTTGTGTATCTCTAATTCCCCCCGACATATTGATTCGTATGTTATAATCATATACGATAGCTTTACTCTTTTAGTTTCAATAGGTTGTAATACTCTCTATCTGCCCTCCTGATATAGTCCATGTTTTCCTCATAGTCCATCATCATCTTTTTTTCTTCAGTAGTTCCATGCTCCCAAATATCGTGGCAGCCTAGATTCTCTCCCATTGATAAGCAATGATAAGTGATATTTTCATAAGTAGCTACTAAGTCAGGTCTGCGTGAGCGTGGTATAATGTGTGAGTGTGATAAAGGCACTACGTTGTAGTATTGACCGCAGCCAGTACACTTATGCTCTCTACTCTCAGCCATAAGCTGATAAACTTGCATTATCTTACGCTTTATCTCCTGACCTTTTGTACTAATTTTTTTCATCACTTACAAATATACTAAAAAATAAAAAACCCCCAACTCGTTAGAATTGGAGGGTTAAGTTATTTGGATATTATATTATTTTTTATTTAATGACCATGTAATTCTTTTCCCATTGTGAACTATTCCAATGCTAGATATTTTATATCCTACTTTTAAATCAGGATTATACTTTAAATGATTTTTTACTTCTTCTTCTGACCAATATTCATATAAAGCTGACCAGCTAAAGTCTGCACCCCAACCCTCTATATTTCCAAAAGATAAATAAGTTTGAGTAGTTGCTTTAATATAGTCTTTAATATTTTTAGGTAAACTTTCAATATTAGAAATATCAGCAAGAGCTATTTTAAGGTTTATTATAGTTGTCATAATCTTATAATTTAATTTGTTTGTTAATTTATTTAAGGTCTGCAATTAGCAAATTATATGTTTTTACTTTATTGTAATAATAGTTTTTCATGCTATTATGACAAGTGTTAAAAGCATTTAAGTAAAAATCTCTTTTATCTTCTAAATGTTTAATTTGATTTTTGTTGTTTGTTGCAGTCATAATCTTATAATTTAGTTGTTTAATACTTAAAATTAGCTATAATAATTGGTTTAACAAAATTTAAACACATAAAAATATAAATAAAGTTTGTTTACTAGGTTAGCTTATGCTATTCTTACTAATTGTTTTATTTTAAGATTATAACAATCTCCTAAAAAATAATAACCATGCCCATCATATTCATCTTTTTTATTAAAGATTGCATTTTTATAAAACATATCTTTTTGAATTGCTCCTAATATATAGCCTACTTCTAATGAATAATGTATTCTAGTAAATAAATAAAAGTCGCACTTTTGTTTTGTATTATATGAATACACACAACAATTATAGTCTAGCTTTGGCTCTACTGATGTAACTTTACTTTTAACATCTATTTTATATCTATCAATTAATAAATCATAATCATAATTCCCTATATGCTTTACTTCGTTTCCTTTATCTTTATAATAATCATGTACAATAATCTCTCCTAATGCACCATAAATATTACCTTTACCACCAGTAACACTACCCTTTAAAGTTTTAAATTCATAAAGTTGTTTTGCTCTTTGTCTTTGTTGTTCTGATATGTTTATTATTTTATGCAAAGGCTCTAACGCTTTTTCTCATTCCTAAAGCTCCAGTAATGGCATATCTCAAGGCATCAAGAGCATGGTCGCCATGTGCGTTTATAGGTGCATTGATAAGCTCGTTGTTCTTCTCTTGCCACTTATAATTCCTGATTTCTTTCTGTAAGTTGTGGCTAGTGTCTGTGATAAGTAGCTTCTGTTGCTGCACTATGTTAATACCATGCTTCACACTATCTCTGCCTTTAGTTGTTGGCACTAACTTGATTCTATTGGCTCTAGCTTCAGGTGTTCTATTAATCTCTACAATACTCTTAGGCTCTGCTGAGTCTGCATATATAGTAACATTCATAATACCTCTCTCTACCATCTTATCTATAAGGTCTAGGTTAGTAAGTCCAGTTTCATATATAAGCTCGTTAGCGTAGATATATTGTCCCTCTTTCCTTATCTCTATCAATGAGCTAGGGTCATTAGTGAAGCCAAAGTCTAACCCCATGAATCTCCAATCATATTGTTCAGGCATATTAGCAGTAACTTTCCAATTATTATAGATAAGTCCTTTAATCTCTCCCCATTCTCCCATTCCATAAATCCTCCAAAAGTTAGGGTCATGCTCTCTCATATATTCTATCCTCTGTATGGTCTTAGCATCTAAAAAGGTGTTGTCGGTGTAGTTAGATGTTATAACCTCTGCTCTACCCTTATCTTCTACCTCTGTCTTTATCCAGCTAAACATATCAGATGGGTTAAAGTCCAAATACATTTGGTTGGGTTTATCATCTTCACTCTTTCTTGAGAGCCTAAGATAGAACTGATTAAAGTCCTCAAAGGTAAAGGCATCAGCCTCATTAAGCCATACGTAGTTAGTTTCTAGTCCCCTGACTTTGTGAGCATCATCAACTGATAAGAATACTATCTGTGATTGTGTGTAGTGATAAGTGAATGTGTGTTCTGATTTGTTGTGTGTCCCTAGCTCATAGATTTTCTTCTCTTTGAGCATATCAATCATATCTTTATAAACAGAGTGTCTAAGTGTTGGAAAGGTCTTACGAGCTATAATGATTCTTTTCTTAGGCTCACTCACTAACTTAAAGCACATCAACTGGCATAGAGAATAAGTCTTTGAGGAACGAGTGCCACCTCTATTTATTACTATGTCTCTTGTACTAGCTCTGTTCTTCTGAAATATCTGAGTTACTTCCAGATTCAAGTCGTTTGCCATTCTCTGTTATGTTTATCTCCTTAATAGGGTTAAAAGTATGCTCTACCTTTTGCTCTCTACCAAACTCATCTTTGAACTTTCTCTCTAAGAGCCAAGCACTTGCTGACCATTGGTCTAAGCTATGGCTCTCTATGTTTTTAATATGTCTTAGCTTAAAAGATAGTTCAGCCTTTTTAACTAACTCTAAAAACTCTACATCTTCTTTCTGTTTAGCATAGAACGCAGCCTCACTGATTCCAGCTATTTCGATAGCATCTTTCTTCTTCATTCCGCAGCTAATCGCTTCTAGTGCTGCTGCCCATTGTTCTTTTAATATCATCTTCATAAAATATACTTAGGTTTAAGGCTTCTATTATAGCGAACTCAAATACTTTGCTTTCGTTTTCGTATTCCATGAGCTTGTTTACTTTTCTGTTTAGCTCTAGCCACCTATTATAAGTCTGCTCTGTTACCTTTATCTTTATTGTCTTATTAAATTTTGCTTCTTTGCTAAAGTCTGTTTCCTGAAATAGCATCTTATTAATCTCCTTGACAA